CTCTGGTTCAAACGGAGAGTGGCTCGCAAAATATCCAGGACAGTTAGGCAACAGCTTGAAAGTTTCAGTTTGCGCAAGTGCGGCTGCATTCGAAAATAGCGTGACGAACTTAACAAACTACAGCATTTCAAGAAATAACTCAAACGTTGTTTTCTCGAATACTGCAACAACTAACGTATCGGTTGGTGACATTCTTTTACTTGGTCCAGATAGAGAAGCAAGAAAAGTTAAGTCAGTAAGCGACTCAGTCATCACGCTAACACAGGCATACAGCGGTAACACTCTTTCCGCTTATACCACATCTTTAACTCGTCGTTGGGAATACTTCAGCAATGTTGATGGTGCACCGACCACGACAGCATATGCTAACAGCGTAAATGCTCAAGCAGACGAGATTCACATCATCGTTGAAGATGAAGACGGAGCGATTACAGGAACACCTAAAACTGTTCTTGAAGTGTTCAAAGGTCTTTCGGTTGCTCCAGATGCTAAAGATAGCGTCGGCAACAATCTTTACTACAAAGATGTAATTAACAATCAATCACAGTGGCTTTGGTGGAACTCTCATATCAGCAAAACAAATGCTGGTTCAAGAGCAGACGCAGGAACTTCCTTCGGTTCGCCAACCACACCAATCAATGATTCTTTAAGTGGTGGTTTAGACGGTAACGCTCCAGGAGAAGATGATTATATCCGTGGATATAACAAATTTGCTTCTGCTGAAGATGTTGACGTTTCATTGGTCTTAGGTTCAGCAATTGGTCAAACTGTTGCTGTTCATATCATCAATAACATCGCTGAAAGTCGTAAAGATTGTATCGCAGTATTGTCGCCTGAAAGAGCAGACGTTGTGAATAACAACGCTTATGTTGGTAAACAGGCTGAAGATATTGTTGCTTATAGAAACACCCTACCATCAAGTTCTTATGCGGTTCTTGATAGTGGTTGGAAATATCAATACGACAAATATAACGACACATACCGCTATGTTCCATTAAATGGCGATACAGCAGGTCTCATGGTTCAAACCGATCTTACTCGTGACCCATGGTACTCGCCAGCTGGATTTAATCGTGGTAACGTAAAAAATGTTATCAAACTGGCGTATAATCCAAACAAAGCAGAACGTGACTTGCTTTATAAGAATGGCGTCAACCCAGTTGTCACATTCCCTGGTCAAGGAACGGTTCTATTTGGCGACAAAACATTACTTGCTCAACCAAGTGCGTTTGACCGCATCAATGTTCGCCGCTTGTTCATCGTGCTTGAAAAAGCTATTAGCACTGCTGCTAAGTTTACTCTTTTCGAGTTTAACGATGACTTTACTCGCTCGCAATTTAAAAATCTAGTGGAACCATTCCTTCGTGACGTACAAGGTCGCAGAGGTATCACAGACTTCCAAGTTGTTTGCGACGGAACAAATAACACTGGCGAAGTAATCGACCGTAACGAGTTCATCGGTGACATCTATATCAAACCAGCCAGAAGCATCAACTTTATTCAGTTGAACTTCGTAGCTGTAAGAACTGGTGTTGACTTTAATGAAGTCGTAGGGCAATTCGGCTAATAAATAAGAGAGACAGGAGAAAACAAAATGGCTTTCAATATTAACGAGTTTGCTGGTGCCCTAAGTCAAGGTGGTGCAAGACCGTCACTTTTCCAAGTTAGTATCACTAACCCAATCAATGGAGTTGCTGACGTTCAAGTACCTTTCCTCTGCAAAGCTGCTCAGATTCCTGCTTCAACTGTATCAGCGATCGATGTACCATACTTCGGTCGTCAGTTGAAGGTTGCTGGAACTAGAACGTTTGCTGAATGGTCGCCAACAATTATCAACGATGAAAACTTTGCGATTCGTAACGCAATGGAACAGTGGTCAAATGCGATCAACTCTTTCCAAGGAAACATCAACACAGCTGGTGGCTCGAGCCCAAGTTTGTATAAAGCAAACGCTCAAGTTACTCAGTATGGCAAGTCGGGCGAAATTCTTCGTGTATATGACTTCGTTGGTTTATTTCCTACGGAAGTTGGTACGATTGATCTTGGCTGGGAAAACGGCGATGCAATCGAAGAGTACACAGTAACGTTCGTTTATGATTACTGGCAAGTTGTTGGTGGAAACACTGGCAATGCTGGCGGTATCTAATACAAATACATTATTTTAAGAGTAATAGGGGGCGCATAAATAGTTATGCGATGCCCCCTATTATTTTATTGAGGAAACGAAATGGCAGTAGAACTATTTGGCTTTAAAATCGGCAGAGCCGATGAAGAAGAAAAGAAATTAGAAAATGTAAAATCATTTGCGCCACCGTCAAATGATGATGGTTCAGTTGTAGTAAGTGAAGGTGGTGTATTCGGGACAACAGTAGATCTTGAAAATACCGTAAAGAATGAATCTGCTCTTATTTCCAAATATCGTGATATGTCTCAACAGCCTGAAGCTGAAAGAGCAATTGACGATATCGTAAACGAAGCTATTGTTGTTGATGAAAGTCAAGCATCAGTAGAGCTAAATCTCGACAATGCCGAGCTATCAGAAAACATCAAACAAACAATTCGTGACGAATTTTACGAAATTTTATCGCTTATGAAATTCAATTACAAAGGTTATGACATTTTTCGTAATTGGTATATTGATGGTCGTATGTATTATCACATTATGATTGATGAAAAAAATCCAAGAGCAGGTATTCAAGAGCTTCGTTACATTGATCCAAGAAAAATTAAAAAGGTTCGTGAACCTAAAAAAAGAGATGCTGCCACAGCGCAACAACAAGCTGGTATCAAGGCATCAGAAGTTTTCAATAAAAAATATAATGAATATTATCTCTATCATCCAAAAGGCGTTGGTAGACAAAATCAAGGCATTAAGATTGCTCCAGATTCTATAGCATATATTCATTCAGGTCTAATGGACGTTGGTAATGCAACGGTTTTAAGCCATCTTCATAAAGCATTAAAGCCACTTAATCAGCTTCGTATGCTTGAAGACGCAACAGTAATTTATCGCCTCGCACGTGCACCCGAGCGTCGTATTTTCTATATCGACGTTGGTAACTTGCCGAAAGCAAAAGCTGAACAGTATCTTCGTGATATGATGATCAAACATAAGAACAAACTTGTGTATGATGCTAACACTGGCGAAGTAAGAGACGATCGCAAATTCCTTACAATGCTTGAAGACTATTGGCTTCCAAGACGTGAAGGCGGAAAAAGCACAGAGATCACCACGCTTCCAGGGGGACAAAACCTTGGAGAGTTAGATGACGTTATGTATTTCCGCAGAAAACTTTACGAAGCATTGAATGTTCCTGTCACAAGAATGGAATCAGAAGGGCAGTTTAATCTTGGTCGTGCTTCTGAAATTACTCGTGACGAATTAAAATTCTCAAGATTTATCAGCAGACTTAGAAGAAAATTCTCTGACCTTTTCTTTATTTGCTTAGAAAAACAAATTTTGCTAAAGGGTGTAATGACTCGTGCAGAATGGAACGAAATAAAAGATGACATCTATTTCGACTTCCTTGAAGACAATCACTTCTCAGAATTAAAAGAAGGTGAAATCTTAAGAGAAAGACTTGGTATATTACAAGACATTGATCAATATACTGGTAAATATTTCTCTCAAAAATGGATTCGTAAGAATGTATTGCGTATGACTGATGAGGATATTAAGGAAATCGAAGACGAAATCGCCGACGAAGGTGAAAACGAAGATGATGACATTGAAATTTAATTTTTTTATAAATAGGTGAAGGAGTAATTAATATGTCCGACTATACAACAAGAGATGCGGTTCAATTCGCTTTAAATAATAAAAACGCCGACTTCAAAGCTGCTATCAGCGATTTGTTAATGAATAAAGTACAAGACGCTGTTAACGTAAAAAGAATCGAAGTAGCAACGAACTTTATGGCAACGAAAGATGAAGTAGAAGTTGAACCAGAAGTCGAAGTCGAGCCAGAACAAACCCAAGGGGAAGAAGATGAGCAAGATTCAGAAGTTTAAGTCTTTTATCGCTGAAGCGCCTGCGCAAGATTATGTTGCGCCAAAGGATGACGACGAAGAAGTAAAAGATTATAAGCCACGCTCTAAAGGCGAAAAAGATTTTAAAGACGATCATGGTGCCGCCAAAGTTACGGAATATCCAGGAAAAGATCGTCAAGATGGTGCTGAAAAAGTAAAATCTGCTCCACAACCAAAAGGTAATGGAGGCAAGTAATGAAAGTATTAGGAACGGCAACACAATTATCTACGAGTACAACTAAATTTACTGAAGCATCTGCCGTATATGTTTTTAACACCGACACAGCAGCAGCTGTTCTTACTGTTCGTAATGCTGCAGATAGCGGCGACGTTGGAACGATTTATATTCCAGCTAGTAGCGGAACTGTAATTCATTTAACGCTTGGCACTGGTTTAAGAGGGGCAACAACTCTCTATGGCACACAAGTGGCTGCATCGGGGTACTAAGATGAAACTGATCTGCGAAGTAAACGAAGAAATTCATTACGTCACCGAAACGCTCGACGAAGCGACTGGTAAAAAAGGTCTCTTCATTGAAGGCGTGTTTATGCAAGGTGACATTAAAAATCGTAACGGTCGTGTTTACCCGAAAGAAGTTTTGGAAAAAGAAGTTGCTCGTTACACTAAAGAATACGTCGAAAAGAAAAGAGCCTATGGAGAGTTAGGTCATCCATCTGGTCCAACAATTAATCTTGATCGTGTATCACATATGATTACGAGTCTCAAACAAGATGGCTCAAACTTTATCGGTAAAGCCAAAATCATGACAGAAACCCCTATGGGCGCAATCGTTAAGAATCTTATGGACGAAGGTGCGCAACTCGGTGTTTCAAGTCGTGGTATGGGTTCAATCAAACAACGTGGTGGAGCCGCTGAAGTCCAACGTGACTTTTATTTGGCAACCGCTGCAGATATCGTTGCTGATCCTTCTGCACCTGATGCTTTTGTTAATGGCATTATGGAGAGCAAAGAGTGGGTATGGGACAACGGAATTATCCGTGAAGCAACCATTGCAGATTATGAAACAGACGTTAAAAAAGCGTCGAAAGCTGAACTAGAGGAAACAAAACTTCGTGTTTTCCAAGATTTTCTCTCAAAACTCTAACTTTTATAAATATAATGTAACGATTTAAGTAACTCGTTTAAAGGAGTAGATAAATGACCGACCTAAACCAAATGCAAGATGAGGAACTCGAAACAGTCCTCGACGCAGAAGAAGTTGTGGTTGATGGGTTTGAGACTGACGAAACTATCGATGAAGCAAAGTCTTCATTCGGTGATCCTTCCGAAGTTCCAGAGCCATCTACTAAACAAACTTCTCTTCCTAAAACTAAAGCTGGTATGATTGCTGCTATGGCTGATGCGATGAAAGGCAAAAAGAAAGACGAACTTACTGCTGCCTATGAAAGAATGATGAAAGCTATGGACGGCGACGAAGAAGAAGTCAAAGAAGAAACAGCTGTATCCATCAAAGAAGTTAAAAAACTTTCTAGAGAAGACATCGACGTTTCTGAAGACGTTGCTGCTATCTTTGGTGAAGAAGAACTTTCAGAAGAATTTAAAGAAAATGCAACTACAATTTTTGAAGCTGCTGTTCTCTCTAAAGTCAATGAAATTCTTGAAACCGTTTCTGTAGATTTCGAGTCAGACCTCGAAGCTGAGAAAGAAAGCATCGTTGAAGATCTTACCACGAAACTTGACGATTACCTCGAGTATGTCGCTGAAGAGTGGATGAAAGACAACGAACTTGCTGTTGAGCAAGGCATCCGTGCTGAAATCGTAGAAAACTTCATGACAGGTCTCCGTGATCTGTTCACGGAAAACTATATCGATATTCCAGAAGAAAAAGCTGACCTCGTTGACGAGATGGCTGAAAAACTTTCTGAAGTCGAATCTTCACTTAGCGAAGAAATGGACCGTAATATCGCACTTAAAAAAGAAATCGTTGGTCTCAAAAGAGAAGGCGTTTTCGAAACTATTTCTGAAGGTTTAACGCAAACACAAGTTGAGAAATTTTCTTCACTTGCCGAAGGTGTTGACTTTGAAGACGAAGAATCTTTCAAGACTAAACTTGAAACGATTAAAGAGAACTACTTCCCAACGGAAGAAGTGATCGAATCTAATGATACTGATGAAGAGCCTCTTGATGAATCTGTCATCACAGAGGAAGCAACTACGAATGGCTCTATGGCAGGTTATATGAATGCCATTTCAAGAAGCATTAAAAAGTAACATTTTATAAATAATATCATAGGCTGATAATAATTCTAAAGGAGAACAAAATGTATCAATCCGATGAACTTCAAAAGAAGTGGCAGCCAGTTCTTGAGCATCCTGAACTTCCAGAGATCAAAGATGCACATAAAAGAGCCACAGTTGCTACACTTCTAGAAAACCAAGAAAAAGCTGCTCGTGAGCAAGCTGGTCACCAAGCTGGATCGCATGGTGTATCGCTTCTCGGAGAAGCTGCTCCAACCAACGCAATGGGCGCATCTGGCTCAGTTGCCGCTTCTGGTTCTGTCGACACTTTCGACCCAGTGCTTATCTCACTGGTTCGCCGTTCGATGCCAAACCTTATTGCTTATGACATTGCTGGCGTTCAGCCAATGTCAGGTCCAACAGGTTTGATCTTTGCTATGCGTTCACGCTATAGCAGCCAGACTGGCACCGAAGCACTCTTCAACGAAGCTGACGGCTCGTTCTCAGCTTCTGCTGCAGGTAACACAGCTTCTATCCAAGCTGCTAACGCTGCTGCTGGTACAGGTCAAACAGGAACCGATCCTAACGATCGTGCTTCTGGTTCTGGCTATACCGTTGAAACTGGTATGTCCACTGCTGACGCTGAAAAACTCGGCGACGTAGCACAAAACTCATTCAACGAAATGGCATTCTCGATCGAGAAAGTTGCAGTAACTGCAGTTAGCCGTGCGTTGAAAGCAGAATACACCATGGAACTTGCTCAAGATCTTAAAGCAATCCATGGCTTGGACGCTGAAACTGAACTTAGCAACATTCTTTCTTCGGAAATTCTTGCTGAGATCAACCGTGAAGTTGTTCGCACGATCAACTACTCAGCTGTTGCTGGTGCTCAGAAAAACACTGCAACCGCTGGTACTTTCAACCTTGACACCGATTCAAACGGTCGTTGGGCAGTTGAAAAGTTCAAAGGTCTTATGTTCCAAATCGAGCGTGACGCCAACGAAATTGCGAAAGCAACACGTCGTGGTAAAGGTAACGTCATGATCACTTCATCTGATGTGGCTTCTGCCCTTCAAATGGCTGGTGTTCTTGATTACACCCCTGCTCTTACGAACAACCTTCAAGTAGATGACACAGGTAACACATTCGCTGGTGTACTTAACGGTCGTATTAAAGTTTACATCGACCCATACTTCAGCGACACTGTAAACCAATATTACACGATCGGTTACAAAGGCACGAATGCTTTTGACGCTGGCTTGTTCTATTGCCCATACGTGCCACTACAAATGGTTCGTGCAGTTGGTGAAAACACCTTCCAGCCAAAAATCGGCTTCAAAACTCGTTACGGTATGGTTGCTAATCCTTTCGCAACTAACGATGGTAACGGTGTTGCTGCCCGTGTTGGTACTGGCGATGGTAACATCTACTACAGATTGGTTAAAGTTACCAACCTTATGTAAGAAAAAGAGTTGGGCTAACCAACCTTCGAATTACAGGGGAGAGTCTTCGGACTCTCCCTTTTTCGTTATATAAATAGTCGTAAGGAGTTTAATATGGCACTTAATAGTACACAACCAGATAGTCATAATTTTCTATCGCCTGTCGGCTTTCAGTTCGGTATTCAAAAGTTGCCGAATGTAAACTACTTTGTAACAAAAGCAAACATACCAGACATTACTCTTGGTCAGATCGACACAGTAGAAAACACGTTCATCAAAATTCCAGTTCCTGGAGATAAGTTATCGTTTGGATTGTTAAACGTTACATTTAATGTTGATGAAGACTTGAATAACTACAAAGAAATTTACGACTGGATGATTGGCTTGGGATTCCCTGACAATTTCTCACAAAGAGGTGGATTAGCAGTAGGTCAAGGGATTCAACAAGACGGTGTATATTCTGATGCTACTCTTATCGTGACTACGGCACAGTATAGACCAAACATGAACGTTAGATTTATTGACACGTATCCAGTAAATCTTACAACTCTAGAGTTTGATGTTCAATCTACAGATATTGAATATCTAACCGCTTCAGCAACGTTTGCATATAGAAAATATGAACTTGACGTTATTGTTTAATTAGTATATAATAGTATTATTTGCGTAATACAACTACAGGTGAGAATGTGAAGATTGAAGAAATTATGACCGAATGGGACAAAGACTGTAAGATTGACGAAACAGAACTTGGCTCAGAGTCTACAAAAATCCCCCAACTACATAATAAATATTTAAAGATATTCATGACAGAACGTATGCGTCTGTTAAAGATAAAATCAGAGTTTAAGAAAACAAGAAGGTTGTTGCTTGAATACTATCTTGGTGAATTAGATCAAGACGAATTACAGCAAATTGGGCGTGATCAGTTTTATAAAAAACTTTTAAAGAATGAAGTTGACGTTTATATTGATAGTGATGATATGATGACAGATATTACTATCCGTCAGGCAGCACAGCAAGAAAAGGTTGATTACATTGAAAGTATTATCAAAAGTATTAACACACGTGGGTTCCAAATTAAAAATGCTATCGAATGGAATCGTTTCATTACTGGTTAGTTTCCGTAAAGATTTTACAGAACTCGATAGAATATGTGAAGAAAATGAAAAATCTATAAAAGCTAGTAATGAAAGAGTTGAGAAAATTAAAAATGAAATTCAGTATTTGTTGGATAATGTAGAATGGTTGAGTATTCCCATACAACCAATTTCGAAGAAAGAATCACCGCCTCCAGAAAAGACGAAGTCTACATCAGACTTGGATGCGATAAGGGCGTCGCTCAGGAAATAAGTGATTACTTCACCTTTGAAGTTCCAGGAGCAAAATTTATGCCTGCATATAAAAGCAGGTATTGGGACGGAAAGATCCGCTTGTTCAATAGACAGGCGATGACTCTATATTCAGGTCTACTAAAACATCTTCAAAAATTTTGTGATGAGCGTAATTATGAACTTGCGATAAATGATGACCTAGAATGCGTCAACAATATATCTACAGAAGAAGCCAAAAAGATGTTCGAAGGAATGAAGTATGTTCCTCGTGAATATCAAATAGGTGCGTTCACTCATGCAGTGCGCACAAATCGTGCTTTAATTCTCTCGCCTACGGCGAGTGGGAAATCACTTATAATTTATATGTTATGTCGCTATTACAGCGGCAGGAAACTAATCATCGTTCCGACAACCTCGTTGGTGCATCAGATGGCTAGTGACTTCGAAGATTATTCCGAAAATCAACAGATTTATTCTACTGCAAAAATACTATCAGGTCAACAGAAAAATAACACTGAAGACATTATTTTTTCAACTTGGCAGTCAATATACAAAATGCCGAAGAAATGGTTTGATGCTTTTGACGTAGTAATAGGCGATGAGGCGCATTTATTTAAGGCGCAGTCGCTTACAAATATTATGACGAAACTTACTGATTGTAAATATCGCTTTGGCTTTACAGGGACTCTGGACGGCACGCAGACGCATAAGTTAGTCCTTGAGGGATTGTTTGGTCCAGTTATGAGAGTCGTTCAAACCAAGCAATTGATTGAGGATAAAACACTTTCTGACTTTAGAATCAAAGGGTTAGTGTTGAAGTATCCGCCTGAAGTATGCAAAGAGATGAAGCAGTCAACCTATCAGGATGAGATTAAGTTCTTGATATCAAATGAAAAAAGAAATATTTTCATTAAGAACTTGACTTTATCTAGAAAAGGCAATACACTACTACTATATCAAATGGTTGAAAAGCATGGTGCAATTTTGTATGACCTAATAAATAGTGAGGCAGCAGAAAACAGAAAAGTATTTTTCATACACGGAGGTGTTGACGCTGATGAGCGTGAGCAGGTCAGATCAATTACAGAGCAAGAAGATGATGCCATCATCGTTGCCTCTTATGGCACTTTTAGTACTGGCATTAATATTAAGCGCCTGCACAACGTCATCTTCGCCTCCCCCACCAAGTCCCGAGTCAGAACCCTCCAGTCAATCGGAAGAAGTCTCAGAAAAGGAGACGGGAAAAGCACAGCGACTCTTTATGACATTGCTGATAATCTTTCGTGGAAATCATGGCACAACCACACGTTAAAGCATTTTGCTGTTCGTGTTAAGATGTATAACGAAGAAGAGTTTGAATACAAGATATATAATATAAGGATAAAAAATGATTAACTTAATCAAACTTACGAATGGCGAAATGATTGTTGGTGACGTGATAGACCAAACAGATTCTCACCTGTCAATCAAAGATCCTTTAGAGGTCAAGATTACATACTTGACTGGTGCGCCTTCAATAATTGCAACTTTCTGGATTCCTATAAGCGACAAGGGAACCATTCAAGATATTCGTCAGCAACATATAATTGCGGTTGCTGAAGTAAATGAAGAGATTGAATCTTATTATATACGATCTCTTGAAAAAATTGTAAAACCATATAAAACTATGGAAGAAATAGAACTAGAAGAAAATTATGATCCTGTGGAAGAAAATCTCAGGGAAGAATATATTGACTTTGTTAGACAACGAATAGCGAATACAAGTGGTGGGATGATACATTGATATGGAAAAGAAAAAAAGACAACGACAAAATTATGTAGATAATAAAAAATTCTTGGCAGCTATGATTGAGTTTCGTGATTCGGTTATAGAAGCGGAGGAAAAGGGAGAAAGGCGACCAATGGTTCCAAACTACGTCGCTGAATGTATTATGAAGATTGCTATACATTTATCATATAAACCAAACTTCTCGAACTATACCTTTAGAGAAGATATGATTAGCGATGGCGTTGAGAATTGTCTTCAATATATTGACAATTTTAATCCAGATAAATCCAATAATCCATTTGCCTATTTTACACAAATAATATATTATGCATTCTTGAGACGTATTCAAAAGGAAAAGAAACATCTCTATACGAAGTATAAAGTCTCTGAACACGTCAATGTATTTGACATGACGAGTGAGAACCAAGAAGGCGATGATGGTAGCTATATCGAAAAGGGCAAGGCTAACGAATGGTCGCAAGAATATATGTCAGAGTTTATTGAGAACTTTGAAGAAACAAAACGCAAAAAGAAAAAGAAAAAGACTAGCGTATCAACTTTGGACAAATTTATAGCGGATGAATAAATGAAAATAGCATTGGTCACAGATACGCATTGGGGTATTCGTAACGACAGTCAAATATTCCTTGACTACTTTGAAAAATTTTATGGAAACGTTTTCTTTCCTTATCTACAAGAAAACAATATCAAAACAATTTGTCATCTTGGCGATATTGTTGATCGCCGTAAATACATCAACTATGTTACGCTTCGTCACCTCAAAAAACATTTCATCGATCGTTGTGTAAATGAGAATATTGATTTACATGTCATCGTAGGTAATCATGATGTGCCATATAAAAACACCAATGAAGTAAATGCCATGGAAGAATTGTTTGATAAAGCCAATATCAAATATTATTCTGAGGCTGAGGATGTCATGTTTGATGACACTCTTATTACCATCATGCCATGGATTAATTCGGGCAATTATTTAAACGCAATCGATCATATGAAACAAACTCCAGCGCAAGTGCTATTCGGTCACCTCGAAGTTGCTGGATGTTTGATGAATCGTGGTGTAGTAAATGACCATGGTATGGACGTTGCTGAGTTTAGTAAATTTGATGTTGTATGCTCTGGACATTTTCACACCAAGTCGCAAAGAGACAACGTACACTATTTGGGTTGCCCTTATGAATTGACTTGGGCTGATTATCAAGACCCTAAAGGATTTCACATCTTTGATACAGAGACTCGTGAGATTGAGTTTATTCGCAATCCTTATCGAATGTTTCATAAAGTTTTCTATGACGACTCTGATAAGACCATGGAAGAAATTCTAGAAAAAGACTTCTCAGGATTTACAGGAACATTCGTAAAGGTGGTCACACAAAACAAAGAGAACCCATACTGGTTCGATAAGTTTATGGATAAGATCTACCAATCAAATCCATACAACATTCAAGTTGTTGACGACCACCTCAATCTTAACCTTGAAGATGATGAAGACATTATCAACGAGGCAGAGGATACACTTACGATTCTCTCTAAATATATTGATGGCGTTGAAACAAAAGTTTCTAAAAAAAGACTTGACCTTTTAATGCGTTCATTATATAATGAAGCATATAGTATGGAGATTTGATTAGATGGATGAGTTGACATTCCATGGTAGAACTATAGAAGCTGCTCGATATGTTATCGAAAATTTCGGCACACCTGAAATGCGAGAGTTCTATAAAGACAATATGAGTTTCAACATATGGTTGGAGCAATGTGAAACCATAATGGGCTTCGGGAGAGCGAACAATTGATTCTGTTTAAAACTATTCGTTGGAAGAATTTTCTTTCAACAGGGAACGTGTTTACTGAGGTTCAACTAACACGTTCGCCAAACACTATCATTGTTGGTGAGAACGGCGCAGGGAAGTCTACTATCCTTGACGCTCTTTGCTATGTTCTATTTAACAAACCCTTTCGCAAAATCAACAAGCCACAAATGATGAACACGATCAATCAACGTGATATGATCGTTGAGATTGAGTTTTCTATTGGTAGAAGAAACTATAAAGTCGTTCGTGGTTATAAGCCGAATATATTTGAGATTTATCAGGATGATGTTTTATTAAACCAACCTGGAAGTAGTCGTGACTATCAAGCGCAACTTGAAGAAACTATCCTTAAATTAAACTATCGGTCGTTCACTCAAATTGTGGTGCTTGGCTCATCAACCTTTGTTCCCTTTATGCAATTGGCAGCGTCGCATCGCCGTGAGGTTATTGAAGATCTACTCGACATCGGCATCTTTACAAATATGGGTAAATTGTTGAAAGATCGAATTGCTGAGAACAAAGATAATATTAAAGAATCAGAATATCAATGCGAACTTATGTTGAGTAAAATTGAGACTCAAGAACAGTATATTGAGAAGCTGAAAAAGCAAAGCGAAGAAACTGTTTCTAAGTTTATGAGTCTTATTGAAGAAGCATGGGCGGAAATTGACTCGCTGGAATCTGTAAATGCTATCACTGGTGTTCAAGTAAGAGAAGCATTACAGGAAGTTGCTGAGGCTGAAAAACTTAACAAGAAGTCCACTAAGATTTTTGATCTAATCAATAAACTTAAAGAGAAACACAACAAAGCGCATAAGCGTATTGATTTCTTTGAGAACCATGATAACTGCCCGACCTGCGAGCAGTTAATTGACGCTGAAATTAAAGCAACTAAAATTCAAGAAACCAATGACATAATTGATTCGGTTAAGGGTGGCGTTTCTGACCTTGAAAAAGAATACGAAGAACTTCAGAAGCAAATAGTTGAGATGCAAAAGAAGCAAGAAGAAATATCTCAACTACAGTCATCCATAAATAATAACAGCACAGAGATTGCGACTATTAAAAAGTCTATCGATAAGAATCAGGCTGAAATTGATAAGTTGCGCCAAGAAAGTGCTGATGATAAAGATGAACTTGATAAGTTGGAATTGATAAAACAAGAACTCTTTATTTTTGAAAAGCGTAGAGAAGAACTTGTTGAAGAGCGTGAAGTATATAAAGTTGCGGCGGATATGTTGAAGGATGGTGGCATCAAGACTAGAATCATTCGTCAGTATGTTCCTGTCATGAATAAACTAATCAACAAATATCTTGCGGCACTAGACTTCTTCGTTTCATTTGAACTGGATGAGGAATTTAATGAGGTTATTAAGAGTCGCCATCGTGACGTTTTCACTTATGCTTCGTTCTCCGAAGGAGAGAAAATGCGTATCGATCTTGCGTTATTGTTTACATGGAGAGCCATCGCCAAACTTAAAAATTCCACTAATACAAATCTACTCATCCTCGACGAAGTCTTCGACGCCTCGCTCGATACGTCAGGTTGTGACGAGTTTCTTAAACTCTTGCAGGAACTTGGTGGAGAGACCAACGTCTTTGTTATCAGTCATAAAGGTGATATACTCCAAGATAAATTCAGAAGTCAAATTCGTTTTGAGAAAGTTAAAAATTTTAGTAGGATAGCGGCATGACAGATTTAATTTACAAAGTGGCAGAATCGCACGATCATAATCCAGAATTAAGAACGTGGTATTATGATGACTTCGGTAATCGTGTTGATAAGAAAACAGGTCAATTTTTGGTTCTTCTAAAAGACGAAGAAGAATTGGCAAAAGCGAAAGAAAGAAATGTAGTGTATCTACATGGATTAGAAACAGCGAGAAAGAAAGATTATGATACTAAACCTTGTGACACCGAATGATTCAGTTTTAAAGCAGGTTGCCGAGCCATTTAATTTTGACAATCCGCAAATGGATCCTACCGAGTTATTCCATAATCTTCGTGATACTATGTGTCAGAATAATGGAATCGGATTAGCTGCACCACAAGTGGGCATTCCACTTCGTGTATTCGTTATAGGAAATCCAGCAGATCCTGACAGTGCAATCCCTGTATTTAATCCTAAGATTGTTGACTTTTCGGAATTAACCGTTCCTGATGAAGAAGGGTGCTTGACTTTTCCAGGACTTTATATTAGAATAAAAAGATCAAGAACGATTCGTGCAAGATACACGACTCATGAAAACGTCACTGACACCATCAAATTCGATGGGCTGACTGCTAGAGCGTTTCAACATGAGTATGACCATCTTGACGGTGTGCTTTACTTAAATAGAGCAAACAGGTATCATATTGATAGAGCCAAAAGGCAGAAATCTAAAATGGACAAGTTAAGGGCAAAGAATGTTGGAAGATATTGAAGTTATTGAAATCAACGGACGTAAGTGGAAAAAGTTCGTTGGCAATGAAGGGCAAGATGTTTATGTTGCTCAGTTTGTTATGAATGAAGAAGATGTCATTGGCAGATATGTTGATGAAGATTCTTATGATATTCTTATTGATAAAGATTCCGACTTTTATCTCCCAACATCTTTAAACGTTTCTGATGAAGATATTTTAGATGAAACACAAATAGCATTTAAGTTTCGTAAGAACGTCTTTACTCAAGAAGAACAGCTTGGAGCATTTGAAGGTTTATTCGATGCCGCAGTTGAATCGAACAATCGTGGTATGGCGGCTGGTCCAAGAGAAGCAACGCAAAGCGGTCGTGAATGGGTGACGTCATTTCAACAAGACATTTTAAAATATTATATCGATCGCCAACCAAAAGCGATTGATGGCTCAGATCAAATCGAAACTCTTCGCAAAAAACATGAAAAAGGAAAATATGAAATTCGTGGCGGAGTTTGGTTAACGAGTAAGATTGAAGAAGAATACGACGACTATAAAAATTTCTTTCCCGAAGCAATGAAAAAAATGGCAAGTATGTCGGTCGACGACGCTGCAGAATATGCAACCAAACTTAAAAAAGAATGGGTCAGCGACACTTCATACGCAACTGCCATCTGGTCTGGTATTGCTGGCTTCTATGGTCGCTATCCTAGAATTCCTTATGGTCGTGCGACTGCTTATGTAGATCATAATCGTGAGAAGTTTGAGAAATGTTATCCATTCGCTCGTAAACTCGATAAAGAAATGGCTCGCCTTTTACCGCAACGTTATGCGGCTCAGAAAGCATATGCTGATCGATTGGATAACAAATTTCTAATTGGTGAAGATACAACCTTCACAACCATTACTGTTAACACAACTAGCAAAGATCGCAATGCTCGTATGGCTTGTCATCGTGATGCTGGCTCGCTTAATGCTGGATATTCTAATCTTACAGTTATCACCAAAGATGGTAAAGATTGGAAGGGTGGATATCTTGTAACTCCAGAAGTTCGTGCAGCGATTAATGTTCGTCCAGGAGACCTATTGCTTATTGACAATATGCGTATCATTCACGGCAATACACCAATTGAAGCGCCAGAATCTGGAGAAGATAATATGTTGCGCATGTCATTGGTATTCTACTTCCGTGAGGACATGGATAAACTTGGTTCTTGGGATTATGAAATGACTCGCCGCAACTTCGTTGACGATCGCCGACTTAATAAAGAACATCCAATGTGGCGTGAATATTGGAACGGTGTATCTCCTGATATGTGGAGCAGTAAAGAATGGTATGACTACTTGACTTTAAAGATGGGTGAGGGTATACTAAAAGAATATCATCCAGAAGCACTGGAACAAAAGGGATCGCTTGAAGGGTTTTTCTAATGTGTGCTGTGATTGGCATTAAACTTGATAACGTCGACGACCAAAGTCTGGCGTTGATTCGCCGCATTTTTATCGAGTCTCGTATTCGTGGTTTGCATGCCACAGGAGTCTCTTATCTCATGGGTGGTGAAGTTATCACTCATAAAGAGCCTATTTCAGCTGAAAAATTTATCGAAAAATATGATCCTTCCGAATGGGTCGAAGGAAACTCAATTACAGCCATAGGACACTGTCGATACAGTACCTCGAGCCTCGAGAGCAATCAACCTATTGCAAACGATGTAATGTCTGTAGTTCACAATGGAGTCATCTCTCAGGAACTTCCAGCCTTCTGGGAGGGTTTATATGGCATAAAATGCGAAACCGAGAACGACACCGAATTGCTATTTCATAGACCTGATTTAGATGAGTGGAAAGACGCTTCTATTTCGGCTATCTTTTTAACCAAAGATGGTTTAACATATGATAGAAACGGTAAAAGACCACTGTGGGTCTCTTTTGTTGACAACGGAGTTATTGTTACTTCGACTGAAGATATTGCTATCAGAAGCGGAATAGACACCGCTAAAAGAGTAGAGTTTGAAGGTGAGGATTTACAACCATGAATTATGATAAGAACACTTTTACTTGGGGCTATGAGGTTGAGTGGGGCGATATCGATCGTCGCCTGCAGATCCCTCCTCATCTAGGAAAATGGGAATATGCTGAGACTGACATTGTAAACATACATGACCCAGTTAAATATGTTGCCTGCGATCCTCTTGGTGAAGAACCTCATTTTGGAGGCGAAGTGAATACGATGCCAACCAAAACATGGGAAGAGCAAGTCGATCGTATCATGGAACTAAAACGATTCTTTGAAGACAATGGTAATCAACCATCAGCTTCATGTGTCAATCATGGGCATCTTCACGTTTACGTCCCTCAACTAAAAGAAGATCTCGATGGATTGAAACGACTCATCAAATATATCAAGGCAAATCAAGACGACGTAATTGAAAACTGCTATCGTTACTATGATGACCCAATGATGAAGAAAGCAAAGGGTGCTACCATGTATTTGAAATATGATGGTGGTCGTGCCATGCCAGATTATATGTGCGACAATATTGTAAACCTAGCAGAAAACTTCGATCATTTTATTAGACTACATGCGGCTGGTAAAGACGGTGTATCAATGGGTCGTCCATTTCGTTATGCCATCAATACATATTGTATGAAGCATACAGGAACAATCGAGTTTCGTTGTTTTCGCTCCTCTGTCAATCGTCAGGAAATTGAAGATCAATTTATTTTCGCCGAAAGATTTATTGACGCTGCATTGAACGATGGTCCAAGCGTCAGAGAAATATTGGCTGAGAGGAAATATAACTTTCCACCATTCATTTGGAATCTTAGTGAATATCTTGGTTGGGTGAAAACGAAATATGACAAAAGTCGTGGCGAAAAGAAACGTGAATATCATGATGTTGCGTAGTGTAACAGCCGAACAATTTTCAAAAGCAATAACCGAAGATCCTGCCGACAAATTCGCCAAAACATTTGTTGCTAAAGCCAACATGCAAG